ATGATCATCTCTACTTGATCGATATAAAGTCGATGATGCAACTAGATCCTTGGAACGGTGGAAAGGGTGGTATACCGTATGTGAATAATGCCTCTAGCACAGCAGGAGAAACTCAGCGTCGACGTGTTATTAAGAACCATGATCATCGATCAACATCGAATCTATTAGACATGATTGACAAAGCACTGATCGGTGCCAAGTATCAATACTACGATGTACTTGCAGATAAGTCAACCAAAGTAGAGTTTGATATCGTAAAGCACGTAATGGAAACGTTGGACAAGGATGAGTTATTAAGTCGTAAACGTTTCTATACCGATGACTCCAAGGTCGACAATAAACCGTTCAACGAGATGACTAATCGAGTGATCACTCAGATTGGTGGATTTCAAGGGTTTGAAGGCACGGACTCTTTTAATCAATCTAAAGAGACGTCTGAGTACCGACTGAATATAATCAGTCGAACAATCAAGAATCTCATGGTATTCAACCCAATGACTGTAACTGTCGATGGGTTTGACTATCTAACTACGTCGCATCTGACGATTGGTGTGCCAACACGCATACTATTCCAGTCTGCAAACATGGTTGACGAAGAAGGAAAGTATGATCCACACAAGTCGGGGGACTACCTAGTCTTTGCGGCTAAACATTCATTCAAAACGGAAGGGTATGACGTATCCCTCTCATGTGTTAAATTATCTAATGGTGGTGTCAAAGAATGATCCCGAAGCATTTTATTGATTATTATGGAGACCAGACCCGATGGTTCGTCGGCAAGGTCGTCGACAATAACGATCCTAAGAAGTTGGGTCGTGTGAAGGTGAATGTATACGGTGTATATGATGATATCGCACCCGAAGATTTACCGTGGGCACAGATCGTTGTGCCTGTTACGCAGGGAGTGCACAAGAGTACCGGACAGTACGTCGGTCTGTTAGTGGGTACTAACGTATTCGGTATGTTTCTTGATGGTCCTAACTCACAACTGCCGTTAGTCATCGGTGCAATGCCAAAGGAAGGTGACGACAATTCACTGGCAGAGGAGAACTATCCGTATAACAAAGTGTACGAGACCGAGAGAGGTCACTACAAAGAGTATGACGATACCGAAGGGAAAGAACGAATCAAAGAGAGACATCGTTCAGGTACGCACTACGAGATGCTAGAGGACGGTACCCTCAAGATTAAAGTGATGAATGACTGCATCATCGAAGTTGTAAATGATTGCAACATCACTGTCAAGGGCGTTACAACGATAGATTCAACCAAGGGCATCAACCTTATATCAGGTGCTGGTGTCAGTATCAATGGTAAGACGTTCTAGTGGATCTAACTCTTGAACTGTCTTGCGAAGGTGGTGGACTACCAAAGAAGGCAGACATTGTCAACCTATTTAATAAACTGAGTGACATACCACCTCAGATCACGTCGTATGTGGACGCTGCAAAACTTGACCTTTCAGCAAAGGGTGAAGAGATTGAGACACAGATACGTGATTTAGAGAAGCAGATCAAGAATGCTCCGGAGGACGCAAAGGCAGAACTGCAGTCTCAGATTCAAGCACTCGAATCATTCGACCTAGGCACTGAGATCTACGATGAGATCATGGGTACGGTCGAAGATGTCGAGGAGACAATAGAAAATATTTCAGATCTGTTTGCTCCGTGGTGGTCAAAGGGTAATGTCCGTGACTGGGAGAAGGAAGCAGAGGATGCGTTCACTGAACTGATTCAGGAGTACCACATCTTTGTTCCGGTCAAGATGATGGAGATGATCTCTAAGATTATTCCTGTCGAGTTCGAGGTTCCTATACTAGGACTCTCTATCAATGTATTGAAGATTATGGAGGGAGACTATCAGGCAGAACTCAAGGCACAGATTGCTGGAGTCACTGAAGAGTATACCACAAAGTTAAAGACATTGCAAGAGGATCTCGAATCAGGGAAACTCGAACAGGACGCATATGATTCTGCATTAGGTATGTTGAACGATGAAAAGGCAAAGGTCTTAAACACTCTCTATATGCTGGTACCTGAACAGTATCGATACTTTGACGGTGAGTTCGGACAAATATGTGATGAGTACAAGGCAAAACTCACGTGGTCTTATATTAAAAACGAGATCATGGAATGGTGTACGATGACCCTCTTCAAACTATTCGACACACTGATCGGTAAGTTTAAGGAGATATGGGACGCACTTGGTCTGCCCGATCTACCTATTCCACTGTCGTTCGATGTGGCAGAATGGATTAGAGCACTGATAGATTTGGCAAAGGAAAAGATGTACGAAGAGATTGGTCGCATCGAGCAGCAGGTCGAGGATCTGGAAAAGAAAGCACAGGAGTTGGAGGAGTCCGCAGAACAACTCAAGGAAGACATCGAGAACTTCGATGCCACCGAAGAATTAGGTAAGATTAAGGATGAGTTTGTTGATGAGCTCATGGACTTAGCAATTCCTCTACCAGCACCGTTCGATATCAAACTGAGTGAGATCTTGGGTGGAGAGATAGACAAAACTGTTCAGTCTATCGAAGAGCACGTGCATCAACTCGTAACGGCCGCACGTGACTGGAAGATTATCACTATGAAGGAACTGTTCAATATGTGGTTGCGCAAGATTAAGAAGTTCCTTGATGCAATCGGTCTGGGAAAACTGCTAGACTTACTAGATCTCACACTATGTGATGTGATACAATTAATTGGATTACCGATCTCGTTTAGTCTTGCTCTGCCCGATATGATAGACGGAATTGTCGACATACCGGAAGGAGTGGATGAACTAAAACACAAGGGTCCACCGGAGTTGCCGAACCTTGATGATATCAAGGCACCAGACATCGAAAATATGACACCCGAAGAATTTGAAGAATTCATTGTCAGAGTCATATAAATACACAAAAAAGAGTTTAACGCAATGCCTAAGATTAGTTCTTTACAAGACTTAAATTTGTCAACTCGACCGATCACTGTATCGGCAGCCGTCGTTAATTCTGATATCGATTGTACCTTCGCAAAGAAACCATCGGGGGACATCTACCAGAAGAAAGATGCACAGGCAGTCGTACAGTCTGTAAAGAATCTGTTGATGACGAATCATGGGTCTCGACCATTCCGTCCTTTATTGGGTGCGGACTTGGGCAGTTTGCTATTTGAACTCGATACGGATTTAAACAAACGAGACATTAAGACTCTCGTTGAATCAACTATATCTAACTATGAACCCAGAGCAATTGTGAATCAGGTCATAGTTAACATCAAACCAGATTATAATTCGGTTGACGTTCTTGTGAAGTTCAATGTGGTAGACTTCGAGCAAGAGGTTTCGGTTAACGTGAATATTGCGAGGATAAGGTAAATGACAATCAAAACCTCTGATCTTGACTTTAATGAGTTACGTAAGAGTCTAAAGGCACACCTAAGACAGTCTGGCACGTTCTCAGACTACAACTTCGAAGGGAGTGGTCTTTCATCTATCTTAGATGTTCTTGCCTACAACACCCATTTAAACGGTCTGACGGCAAACATGGCAATCAATGAGTCGTTCCTTAGTTCGTCTCAGATTCGTGCTTCTGCACTTGCACACGCAGAGACTTTAGGGTATACTCCTAAGTCGAAAGTCGGTGCATCTTCATTCCTAACCGTAAGTATTACACCGACAGTAGGTGAAGTCGAAGTAACCATACCGGAAGGTCATGAGTTTATAGGTCAGGTAGATGAGGTCGGATACACATTTCGAACGACTGATCCAACAACGATTAAAGTAAACGACGACGGTCTAGCAGTGGGTATTGTCAAGGTGTCTGAGGGTCAACTCCGACGCAGGACATTCCAAGCAGATGTCGAATACTCGCAGTACGTTATTCCAGACGAAGATCTTGATGCGACCACACTGAAGGTCGAGGTGTTTGATAGTTACACATCCGACAGGTCAACATCGTACCTAAACATCGATACCGTATCCGGTATTACTGACAACTCTCGCATATTCTTCGTGAAGGAAACGTCGAATGGTCATTACGAAATTCTATTCAGTGACGGTAATGTACTAGGTCAAAAACCGAAAGTGGGTAGTAAAATTGTAGTCACCTACCTAAAGACATCCGGAACCGAAGGTAACGGTGCCGCAACGTTCACTACAAAAGGAGTCAGTCAAGGTTTAGAGGTTCTAAGTGCAACCCGATCGTCAGGTGGTTCAGCAAAGGAGTCACTTGAGTCGATCAAACTAAACGCACCTCGTGGATTCGCATCACAGCGTCGACTAGTCACTGCCGAAGACTACACGTCGATGATCAGTAACAAATATGCTCCGTTTATTAATGACGTAGTAGCATGGGGTGGTAACGACAATGTACCACCAGAGTATGGAAAAGTATTCGTAAGTTTGAATCCGAGATTCGGTGTCGACCTTGATGATCTACATACTCGTATTAAAGATGAACTAACAAGTAATCTATCGATCATGTCGATCGACACGGAGTTTACTGACCCAGAGGTCGTATACATTACCGCAACAACGATGTTCAATATCGATCCGACGATATCTACCGAGACACAAGAGACGTATCGTGCACGAGTCGAAGAGGTCGTTGCCGATCACTTTGCCGATGAGATGAACAAGTTCAATTCGTCATTCCGACGATCACCTCTATTGTCGAAGATCGACGATCTAAGTCCGGCAATCTTAAACTCTAAGATGTCAATCTCTTCGCAGTCTCGCATTAATATCGGAGTCTTGTTCGATGAGGTCATTGCATACAACTCTGGCATCACTGTCGGTCTACTACCAGAAAACTTTATCGTGAGAGACTTTGATGTCAATTTCCCATTCTTACTTGCGGCTCCGGACAAGGATGAGCATGTTATCACAACATCTGCTTTCAAGTATAACGGAAAGAATGTTGTCGTAAAGAATGAATTGGGATCGTATCGTCTGCAGATTTTTGATACCGACGGAAATGTTATTCTTTCTAACGTAGGGTCATATGATCCTGCAAAAGGTTCAATCAACCTTCGAGGTCTTCGTATCGAAGAAGGAACATCGGATACGTTGAGAGTAAACGCAGTACCTGCTAACCAAAGTACGATCAAACCACTGCGCAACTATATCCTACGATTAGATCCTATAGGATCATCCGTAACAGCTAACGTCGAATCCGATACTATCGGAGTTCTATTATAATGGCACGTGCTAAGGTTCGATTTCATAGTAGTGAAATCTCTGGTGTACTACCAGAGTTCTACCAGTCCGACTATCCGAAACTCATCGAGTTCTTGGAGAACTAC